TCCGCCACCAAACGCTCCAGAGCGATAAGCGTAAGACCCGTTCATGAACTTATTACCTAGGAGACCGGTACCATTTCGATCCGGACTCTGAACGTATTTAGTTCCGTCAGACCTAGTTGTATAAGTCGGAAGCTTTCCAATCCAAGAAGAAACGTCAGCAAGACTTAGACTTGCAGGCGGTCGAACTCCAATTTCTCCGATTGAAGATTTGTTGTTACTTGAAACTTCAATACTGAAACGAGCAAGCTGATAAGCAAAGTTAACTTCGTGGAAGTCAAGAGTACTTAATGAGTCGCCGTTAATCTTAGTAGTAGAAGAAGCTGAACCTACACCACTCGGATAAAGTTCTGCAACTCCGTCACCATCAAGATCCCAGAAGAAGTGATAAGTACCTGCGTATTCTTCGACAAAAAGTTTGCCCAAGATGTCATCTTCGCCAGCAGGAGTCGGATAAGTTCCACCTGAAACAATAGTAGATAGATAAGTAGATCCGAATCGATCACCATCAACCCAGTTCAAGTCGTCAAGGTAGACGTCCATCGGAATAATATGATCGAAATCTTTCCCGATTAAAGCTTTGTAAGCTAGATAGAGATATTCATACAGTTCCATTCTTGATGGATTGTCTCCATCAGTACCGGCTGTATAGACTGTCCCAGTGTGTCCGAGACCAGGAATATCTGCCATCGCGTAACCAGCAGAAGGACCAGCGATATCAGGTCCGCCACCAGTTGCTCTTTTTCCGCTTACGTATACTTCACCAAGATCGATTGAGTCTGTAGCATCGTTGTCAGAAACAACGGAACCACTCTGGGAGTTCCAGATAACTAGTCTGTCTGACCCATCGTCATAGTAAACAGTGTAAATAGTACCGGCATCGTCATCCCGTCTAAGAGTTTCAATAGTGTAACCAGCTACACCAGTTGAGTCTCCGACGTGTTCGAGCTTTGCTGAAGTCGCACCGATCCTATAAAGAATTACATTCTGCGCCCCAGCAGTTCGAGCTTCATACATACCTCTTGTTAAAGTTCCGCTACTACCAAACTCGGAAGCCGCAGTGTTAGAAGCCTGTACAACATAGGTCCATTGAGACTGTCCTTGAGCAGCTGTTCCTAGAACAAGAGTCCGAGGTCCAGCCGAGGCAGGAAAAGTACCAAGACCATTTTCTTCCAAATCTGGGAAAACGCCGGAAAGTTGTTCAAAATCTACGGCCATTATAGTCCCTCGCTAAGTACTGTTATGGTACCCCTGTTACCCTTATGTAGTCAAGGAGTTAAGGAATGAAGGTTGTCGAAGACTCTAAAATGCCAGCTTGAATAGCAACCTTTCTAATTTGAGACACTCTTTGCCTAGTAACTTGTTGAGTTACAACCTTGAATGTTAAGGGAGCTTCGTATACTTGTTGTTCTCTTTTCTCAATATATTTATCTTCGCCGCGACCTAACCAAAGAACAGGATGTCCAGGTCCGCCCCACTGCAACGCCCAAAGATATTCGAAGAACTTATCTTCAACCCATTGAGCCATTTCATCAGCAACTTTAGAGGTCTTAGCAAGAACAGAAACTTGTACTACATTTTCTTGAAGTCTAACTTGTTCAATAAGAGACTGACCAACAAAATCAGGATCTTGTATTTCCTGCATATAACGATCTCCATATTGAGTTCTTCCATTTGGAGACCAAGGTCTACGACTAATTAATTTAACAACAAAGCATGGCAATTTTTCTGGAATCGGCGGGAATTCTTTTACAAGTCTAACTGGATATTTAGTTCCATCAACTTCTTTAGCAGCTTCTAAAGTATTTAAAAACAGAGCATAGAATTCACTAATAGTTTTAATTTGAGTTGTTCTGGCTCTATCTGGTGGCTCAGTAACACGATCATTTCTGACTGGTTGGCCTTTTTCATTTAAACTAAAAGACTGACCATAAGGAGTACCATCAACAACGTCCTGCTGATGATCTATATTAATATTTGATTCGCCGACTGTACCAGACATTATCCAACATACCCATAAGTTTCTGGACCCATCTTATTTCCGCTACAGATCCAATAAGCAACTTGAGCGTTTTCTTCTCGCATTGCTCTTACTAAGAACAGTTCATAAAGACTAGTTCTTTCAATAGGATGAACCGGATTACCTTCTAAGTCAAGTTTGATAATAATAATACGATCTTCTCTTGTTGGTTCGATTGTATGAGGGAGAAAGAATCGAACTGCTGGAACGCTCATAGTTCCGCCTTCGTGCTTCGGAAAGTTAGCAGCAGAGTTACCACCACCAGGAGAAGCAGCAATAGACTTATATCCAACAATAACTTCTTCATCCCAAAGGTTCCCAGCACCTAAGCAATAAGGACAAGGGAAGTCTCTATCAGGTTCTTGTGTAACTTCATCTACACAGATACATGGAACTAGTTCTCCATCGTCATCTCTTCTCATTCTACGTAATAGAAAGTTTTGACCTATTGGATCATCTCCGCCAGTTCCGTAAATTAAATCTAAGAACTCCTGGCGTAGGTTTATATTATTCCCGCCAGTACCACTAGAAAGAGTAGACAGAGTAGAAGTATTAACAACAGATGGATATGTACTATTCCAAGACATTAATTTCTCCTAAAGTTAGTATGAACCCATCTTCTACTTCCGCTATATAAAGCTCTGTTATTACTAATCGGAACACAAGGAACTTCCCACATTCGACCAAAGTTAGGTTGGTCTACATCATTATCACCCTTAACTACGTTCACTGGTTTATAAAGACCGGTAATATTCCCACCGTTCTTAATCATTTCCATCCAGTACATCCAGCAGTCTTTGAGATCATCATCAAGACCAGCAGAACCACTAGGGTCTCCACCATTACTAACGTCAAAATCACTAAGTCTTTTACGCTGGGAGCTTCCGGAACCTGATCCAGAATAACTTGTTGCAATTAGCCAAGCAGCATAACAAACAGTAAATTGCCTTCTTGCTTCGTTATAAACTGTAACGTCAGTATAAGAAGAAGGAATAGTTGCTAAGGCCGCGACATACCTACTAGCGTCTAAGATAGCAAGCGCAATAGTTTCATCCGGAACAGCTTCTCCGATAGAACCTAGACGTAATTTGACGGCTCTGACTCCACAATAGAAGGGAGTTAATTGAGTACTATAAAAGAACTTATAATCACCGTTAAGAGTAGTTCCATCTTCATCAGCAATAGTAGAATCTAATGTAATAACTACTGAGTTATTTTCATATATCTCAGAAGTAGTTAAGGAGATCGTCAGGACTGTACCAGAGACACTAAGTGTCTTAGTTAAAGTTTCTGTAAATGTTCCCGACGGATCTTCGTCTACAGCATATCCTTTTAGCGTAACCGTTGAGTCTGTAACCGTTGAGGCGTCTACTGCTGCGCTAAAAGTAACAGTAATAGCAAGCAAATCAGGATCAACGAAATATGCCCTATCCTCTGGATCAGTTTCAGACACAGAGAATGTACCAGTCGAAGTACTCGTACTTCCAGAATCTGAAATACCAGTTATTAAAGAAGATGGAACAGGAAGTGTTTCTGGTGATTGATCTGATGTCGTGAAAGAGAAATCATACATCCCTTCCATATATTCCGGGACATCACACCAAACAGAAAAAGTATCTCCTACTTCAAAATTAAGACCGTCTACGAAACGAATCTTAAGACCATCACGTAAAAGCCTATAACTAAGAGATGAAGTATTAGAACGGTGTACTGGATCTCTATCACTCCACCATTCGTATTCAGCTGTACCAGCAATACCAGCAGTAGTTATTTCTACAGTAAACTGTTCTCGCGCGGCTCCTAAGAAACCACCGTAAAAAACAACATTTCCGTTACCGCTATTAGCTCCTTTTCTTGGATCAAAAACAGATCTATTAGTAAGACCGAAAGAATAAGAGTCAGAGGTATCAACATCACCAATAACTGTAACCGTATACTCGGTTAGAGCTGCCATTGGGTTTTTAGGAGTAAGAACTACTTGAGTGTTATATAAACTTCCTACTGCTCCAGAATCACCGTAATCATAGTAAGGAACTATGTTCCCATCTCCATCAACTCTGTTGAATGTAATATCAACATCTTTGATTCCTTTAAATCCGGGAGAAGAAAGAAACTCATCTTCATCGGTTAAAGGTGGATCAGAATCAATAGCTTCAGGTCCAAGTACTTTACTTTCATCTGGACCCTCAAGAATAATTCCGCCATTAGCGAGTCTATAAGTATCGATTTCCTGATCAAAAGTTACTTTAATAGTACTGTTGACAGGGACACCTACAGCGCCTGAAACGGGAACAGTTGATGTAATTGTTGGAGCTGCCATAGCCAAATTTTACAGGTATATGGCTCAGCAGTAAAGGATCAGTTCTAAGATTGGGCTCTTTCAGAAAATCGCTGTACTATTTCATCAGGTACTTCTGACTTAGGAGACCTAGATATTGGCTCCTTTATTTCGACATCTTCGTCTTCATCTTCGAACTCTTCAATCATATCGTAGTAAGTATCAGCAACCATTGATTCACCAGTTACAGCATTTACAGAACCGACTAGTCCTACTGCTGTAACTTTCTTTTGTATAATTTCTACTAATACTGCTATTACCGTCTTACGATCCTTATTACCTTCTTCTCTTCTTTTAGCTTCTTGAAAGAAAGGAACTGTTGCTGACTTAGCCATTTCTTTTAGTTTCTTTTTTAATTTAGAAGCTGGCAAAGCAAGAATCTCATCTAGATTAGGATATTTATTTTCTAAGAATTGTTTCTTCCTAGCAGTTTGTTGATCTTCCTGACGCATAAGCTCAGACACATCAAAAATCTTTGACTGAGCAGTATCTTGAACAGACTCTTCTTTCTTCTCTTCTAAAAAGAGACCTTCCGAAGTTATAACTCCTGTACATTGCCCGCTCCAAATATTCTTAATATCAGTATCAGTTAGAGCGGCTCTAGCAATCTTAGCGTTAGAATTAACTTCAGTTAGCCAAACAAGAGGCTGGGGCGGAAATTCATCTGTAAATAAACCCCATGGGGCTTGAGAGAAATCTTTTAGTTTAAGGGTAACAAAGTCCATGCGAATCCTCCAAAGAAGATTCTATCACATGGATTGTTTGTTATTTAGATTAGCCTACAGGAGTAGTCGCAGGAATAATAGTTGGGCTACCAGAAACAACCTGAGTTGCCTGTGCGGGTAGTACGACCTCGTTCGGTACGACTTTGACGTTCTTTAGTACTGCGACACCAAGACCCTCGTTGAGGATATGGTAGCAGTAAGACTCTTTAAGTTTAACCTTAGTAGAGTCAACGGCCATGTCTTGCCAACGGTCGACCTTTACACCGTACTCTTCGATGTAGAGACCTAGTTCAGAACCGTCACAGATAACGATGTCAGTTCGCTTAGTTCCCGGATTATAAGGAACCCAAGGGGAAACAACAATTCTAAGCGGCCAGGCCCACCTATTAGGTAGAACCGGAGCACTAGTAAGTGCAGTATTAAACTCATTTGCTGAAGAAGCAGTCGCAACAGCAGTTCCACCAGAAAGCGGAGAGGTTACGCTCTGTCCACCAGAAACGTGAGTTCGACTACCGTTCTGGGTCATAGCCGGGTTACCACGCCAACCACCGTACCAAACCTGGTTACCACCAGCAAGAGTCACAGCGCGGAGCACTGGATCCTTGAGGAACATAACGAAGGTAAGCGGGTTCATGATAAGAGTATTCGGAGTGAATCCAGCCATCATGACCTGAGCAAAGGCATCAAAGAGATCGTCTAAGATGAGTGAGCCATTCGCTGTACCATTAAGGCCTCTACCATGAGTAACACCAAACATAGAGCTAGTCGGGTTGACGTTGTCGAAAGCAACTACGCCGAGACTAGTAATAAGATTGGCAGCCTTAACTTCTTTGTGTCGAGCAAGTGCTCGGGCACATGCACGAAGGTGCATTCCTACGATATCGAAACGGGATCGAGACATAGCCTCATCTGAAAGCTCAAAAGCAACACCGCTCTTGCCGACTTTCGCCGTAACAGTAGCACCGCTCTCTTGCAATCTAACGAGTGGATAGCTCTCTAGTTCCGCGATATCAGCAGCAGTAACTGCGCCGACAGCTGGGAACTCGATTACTTGGCCAGCCTCGTAACTCATTCTTTCGAAGAGTCCGTTTAGAACGAGAAGAGGCTCGGATGCCTCAAGCACGTTGCGTTCAATTACCTGAGGAAGCCATGGAGTGATATCAGGAGTTGCTATCGTATCCTTAAATTCGATTTCTCCCTTAGAGAGAACGTCTCCAAGCTGATTCTGTCCATGCTTAAACCAATCACTAAGTCCATACTTTCTCGGCTTACCGTTAGTATCACGGTCTCCAAGGTCTAGGCCTCCTGATTGGAAGACTTCCATATACTGATCAAAGGACGAAAACATTTCTTATATCCTCCGTGGCCTTTCTTTAGCGGCTCATGAAGTTGATTATAGCAACTTTATTCGCGCCACCGCTGTAGTTCAAAGAATCAGACATTCCTGCCGTAGCAGTACCTGGCATCTTCTCAATGTAAGTAAGATTTGAATACTGAGTCATAACTTTTTCGAGACCAGATCGCGGCCAATCCCAAACTGCTATAACCTGACCAACAACAGCACCTTCAACTTGGACAGCATAAGCTTCTAGTTGAGCAGAGATGTCGGTATCAGCACCTGAACCGTAATCGGGATCTGCTGCGAAAGCATCACCATCAGCACCACCGAAACAGGTACCGATGTCTCCTCTCCACTTGGTGTAGTTTGAGTCACTATTGAAAGTAACAAAATCACCAGGCTTGAGATCATCAAGAGCCATAGCGTAGTTAGCAGAACCAGCTGCGGCAGTCTCGTACTGGTAATAAGTGATAGTACTAGTACCATCAGTGAAGCCTGTGGGAACTGCGTTTCCACCAACTTCGTATAGGAACATTACGCCTGCATCATAATCGATGTAGAAGTAATTTGATCCACCAGTAATGACTTCTGCGATAGAATCAACTTCAGTCATAGTTGCGAGAGTGCCAACACTATCTGTAATAGGAGTATTAGCAGTAATCAAAGCAACCGGAGTTCTACCGAAAACGTATGCTACGACATTGTCATATGCGCCAACTAGAGCAGCATATCGAGTTGTAGAAGCGATACCGTTAGCAGTATGCCACTGAGAAGTTCCGAAAGTAATGGCTGCGTTATTAATGCCTCCATCACCAACAGTCTCAGTTGCTTGTTCTGCTGGAACAATCGGTAGAGCGAGAACTTTATCAGTTCCGCAGGCAACCTGATGTTGCTGGTTAAAGTTGTGGTGACGATAGTTAGCTGCATTCCAGCCGTCGCCTCCACACCACTGCCAATAACTATAAGGAGCATAACCAATCGGCCAAGAGATGAAATCTCTAGCTGTCTCGGTTGCACCAATAATGCCTCTGGCTCTTAGAGCAGTAGTTACTTGAGTCTGAGTATAACTAGTTGCGGCTACGACAGCTGCACCAGTTGTAAGGTCAACAGTTTTCTCAGTAACGTCTGCTGTGGCATAAGTCAGAATCGTAGCACCAGTTGCTGCTTCAAAGCTGTACTTAAGACCGGCAGGAACGGCACGACCATCACGGTCAACCGCTACAACTTGACCTGCTGACAAAACAGCGTAGGTCTCTACCTTCTTATCGTACCTCTGTACGGGAAGCCAATCAGCAGGCTTCAGCTCTGCACTAGGATACTGACTTTCGGAGATCTCTGTCTCCGGGATATTATGTCCAGTGTGGTCCCACTGACGATGATTTACTTCATTTAGTCGAGTCATCTTTTTTAACCCCTATGGATGCTATTCTGCCATAATTTCGAAGGCCTTGTCCAGTGTGAAGCCTTCGGGCAATTCATTATCTCTAATCTTTCTACGCAGATAGCCCTCTGCGGATTTATGTCCAAAATCAGTTGCGAATTTTACCAATGTTTCCGCTAACTTAACGTCGACGGAATCAGAAGAATCAGCATCATCATTTGCGTCTTCTGTAGTTACTTTTTCGGTAGGTTTGTTAGAAATTCCACTTTTTAGAAAAGAAATTACTTTAGAAAAATCAACTTTTTCTACTGCGGAAGCTAATTCGTCACTACTTAGAGCCTCAACTTCTGTGTTAACAACCTCTTGGTTGCTATCAGTTTCAGTAAGAAGTCTATAGGCAACAACGAGAACCTTCTGTGAATCACGAAGTTTATTTAACGTTTCAGAGTGAGCATCTTCGGATGCTACGTGCTCGAAAGTAACGGCTTGCCATTCTTCTCTTAGAACCTTAGAGGTTCCTTGGAGATCTGAAATCTCACCAGTCATCTGGTCGATTTGAGCAAGTTGACCTTTACATTCTTTACACTCAGAAGAAACACTTAGTCCTCTTCCTGCCATCTCTTTAGAAACGTCAAGGAAATGAGTTCCAAGAGTACTATCATCTAAATCAGTAAGAACGAATTCATTACTATTAGTTTCGTCAGTAATAGTCTCTTCAGTTTGTTCGTCTTTCTTTTCTTCGCAAGAACAACCCAAGGCCTTTCCTTTCTTTTCAACACAAGAAAGGATCTCTGATTTATCGCCACCACCATCATAAGTACCAAGAAGCTTCTTAGCAGCAGTATAGTGCTCGGCATCATTCACAGGGAATGAACGTTCCGGGCCACAGAAGGCGCTTGACGGAAGAGACTTACGCTTTTGAGTAGAAAGCTTAGCGTCTCCTTCTATTAGCTCTTCAAGAGCGTCAAAAAGAATGTCGCACATAAACCCGGTAAGGTTATCGCGATCTTCAAAAAGAATCTTCAAAGCTTCTTCAATAGTAGTCTTGGTATCTTCTCCGTCTTCAGACTCTTCTTCGTCAGAATCTTTGACTTCTTCCTCTATCTTGTTCTGGTCTTCATCAGATTCCTTAGTAGAGTCATCTGTGGTTTTGTCATCCTGACTTTCTAGTTCGTCAGTGACTTTGTCTTTCTTATCGGTTTTTGTAGTCATAGAGTCATCTTCCTCTAAGGAATCTATAATTTGGAATGATACCGCGCCTTTGGAAACACTGTCAAACTGATCCCCGAAAGCTTGAACGTATTCATCAAAAGAAGCGACCTGAGCAGTAGTCTCAGTAGAGACTAACTCGGCATTAGTAATTAAAGCATGTTCGTCTGCTGGACCATTTACAGGAGAAACTTCCCCGTACTTAGTATCTCCAACTACGAGATACATAGTCTTACCAGACTCTTCGTCGACTTCGCCACGTTCGTGTTCACAGCGACCGTCTTTGATCCAATCTTGCCAGCAAAGGCTACAGAAGGCTTGCTTTGGTCTTTGCGAAATAGAGACGCCTAGATATCTGCCATCAAGAATTTTCTCAACGGCACTAGAGTCTGTAACCATTGCTTCTAGAATTAATTCTCCAACACCAGACCAAGTATCTTCTGCTAAGACTCCACTGTCTTCAAGAAGCGCAACTGCGTCTTTTAGATCAGTTTTAGTAGAGGCGTCGCGAAGAAGAATAGCGTGATCTCTTACGGCATCAGCATGTTGTTCAGAATTAAACGGACGGAATCTAGCTCCGATAACACGACCAATTGGATCAGCATGATCATCATGATGAATCTGAACCGGACGTGCAATTGGGTATGTCCATGTATGAGCAGAATTCTTCATTCCCTGCGGGGAGTACATGGTTTTATTACCATTAACCATCCCAGCATGAGAAGCTATGATTTCGATTTTAAGACCTTTTCCACTCGCAGCCTGCTGTCTTACGTCAGGGTCAGTAGATGAAGATCCACCTCGACCAGCCGACGGACTGAAGAGGAAAAAATCTTTTAGCTCAAGGTTTTCCATTTTTACTCTCCCTCAAGTAACTTAATACCACACGAACAAAGCGGGTGGTGAGGCGGAATCTTGACTTCTCCGAGTTTATCATTCCACCTAATCTCGGTCAATTTAGACTTACAAATCTCACAAGCATCTTCATTACATACAACTTCCATATCAAGTTGGTTATTTTTAAACCACCTAAATTTGGCCAGATTTGTAATTCTAGCAAGTTCTGTCTCGTAAATTAATACGGTTCTATAACGAACTGCATCGAATTGAAGTGATGGAGAATCAGCAGAAGACTTAAGTCTAGATACTAAATTCCTACGAAGTCTATTTACCCATCGCTCTACGGACTGATCAATAGAAGTATAAAGGAAATGAATACTATCTGGGTCAGCATAATTCTTTCGCGCGACCCTATGAAACATAATCTTAAGTTCTCTTGTTGCAGTTTCGTAAGCTAATCGAATATCAGACTCGACTAAGTTCTGATTTATAACACCCTCAAAAGCCCACTGCTTTTGAACTTCGTCAGCAACAGCAAGATGCTGTCTTAATAGAGGGTTAATATCTGGATTAGAACCAGAGAAAGAAGACAATGAGTCTTTATTGATTTTAGCAGATGATCTTGTACCATGCTGATTAGCGGGTTGATTCTTATTTGCTACAGCCGCATTAGGGTCCTTAGCTCCCTCACCAGAGAGTTCATCAACAGAACCTATAAGAGCTTCTTCTTGACCAAACTTATACCACCAGAGACCCTTCTCTTCTTCGGGTGTAAGTGGTTCTCTACCCATTCCTTCGCGAGCTTCATCATAAGTAACCATGTTCTTTAAGAACAAGTCAGTAATATGATTCTCGTCAGCCTTCTTAGCTTCTTTATCGATCTCATGAAAACTAAGACGAACACGATTCTCTGGATCAAGGATTGTATCTGAAGTGAAAGTAGACTCTAAAAGAAGTTCATCTATTGCGCTTTGGCTAAGAGCTTCAATGATTGTCTGATAAAACTTAACGATATCCATGACGTTTCTGGATAAAGTCTGAGCAGTACTTCTAGAAGAAGCGCTACCAATTCCGACATCAATAGAAGAAACATCTAGCCCGGCTAGAAGTCTTTCAACGAAGTGCTTTAGATAAGATTCTATTCTAAGGGCTTTATTCTCTACACCTATTACGTTGACATCAAAACGTTCTGGGACAACCAAAGAACCTTCAGCAGGCATAGCCGCTACAGCGTCCTGAACGACTTCAATCTCAGTAGAACCATCAGAATACATTTCTGCTGGGCGTTCTGGTGTTCCAACTTTCCATAAAACAATAGGGAATAGGTGCTTATGAATTAGAATATCTACGTTAGTTTCGATATTTCTTAAAGCACGAATATCATCTATAGAAGAAAGAATAGAAGGAATACCTAACGGATATCCAGCGGTCTTATAAGCGTAAAAATGAACGATGTCATCTACAGAATAGATACGTTCTTTATCACATATAACTTGTTTCCATCTTGTAATATTTCCACTGCGATCAATTTCCGGAACCATAGTTTCAGGAGGCAGAGGGAAATAACCAGCGACAGGTTTAATCTGTTTGCCGTTAACCGTTCTTATCTTCCCACCAGACGCAGCGGGTTTTCTAACTTTTAGCCAATAAGCATTTGAGTGAACGATTAGATCGCGACAAGTTTGAAATAAAAGAATCTCAAGAGGGATACCAGAAGCCTTTTCTATTTGCTTAATTCTAGTACGGATATACTCTACTTTCTCATCATTCGGACCAACGAATTCAGATCCTTCACGGAGAAAGAGACCTAGTTTAACTCTATTCGCCCGCGCGAAATAAGATTCAACAGTAGTAAGAGTTTCGATCTCAAGGTGATCTACCTGAGGAACTAACCACTGTCTAGAGTTAGAGTTAACGGAAAAGTAAGATACACCAGTAGACTTCACTGTTCTACTAGTTGTACCCTCTTGAGGTCTATTTGCAATCCCAGCAATAGAACGATCTCTAACTGGTTTTGGTTTAGGCGGAACGTAAAGAAATTCAGAGAAAGAAGATGATAGATCCACCTTCTCCCTTTTAAAACGACTGATTAGATTTTGCAGTAGACCCATAATTTATCAACTGTCCTGTTCTAGTTGACGAATCCAATGATTAACTTGCTCAGCTTCATCACTAGTTACTTTATTCAAACAGGAAGAAATAGGCCGTCTAGCAACTATATTATCTATATTAGATGTAACTCTAATGTCAGCATCTGGATCACTACCGCTAGCACTCTCTGAAGACGGCGGATTTCTTCTAGCAACGATAATACCATCCTCTACCGTAACATCCAAAGCTTCTGCAGGATGTTGAAAATACTCCATTACTGTAATAACATTACTACGATCAACGATACCACTATCTGGTCCACATTCAAAATCATCGCTTTTAGCTGCGTCAACAAAAGCTTTTAAGATAGAAATATAAGTAAGGATATCGTTCTTTCCGCGG